GTGCCGTTCACGAACTACGCCGATCGCGGCTGGTCGGCGATGAAACCCGGCCTGAAATCCGGCATGGTCACCGCGTCGCTGCACCAGGACTTCGACGACGGAGTCCTCGACGACGAGCTCGGCGTGACCGCGCTCGGCGGCACCTACGCGGTGCACCTCGTCCCGAACGTCGAGACGCCCGCCGCGGGCGACGTCGCGTGGTTCTCGCGTGGGATGCTCGGCCGGTACAACCCGCTGACCGGCGCGGTCGGCGACGCCGCCGGCGCCGAGCTCGAGCTGCCGTACGACCGGCCGTTCGTCCGCGGGAAGCTGCTCCACCCGAAGACGGCGCGCACCACGACCGGCACCGGCACCGCCGTCGCGATGGCCGGCCCAACCTCGGCGCAGCGGCTCTACGCCGCCGTGCACGTCTACGCGTACTCCGGGCTGACGAACATCGCGGTGAAGATCCAGTCCGACGACTCGTCGGGCATGAGCTCGGCCACGGACCGCCTGACGTTCACGACGATCACCGCGGTCGGGTCCGAGTACGCGTCGGTCGCCGGCGGGTTCGACACCGAGACGCACGTCCGCGTCGCGTGGACCGTGTCGGGCACCGGGTCGTGCACGTTCGCGGTCGTCGCCGGCGTGCTCTGACCCGCACCAGTTCTCCCGAGCCGCGGGGCACAGCGGCACCATCCCCCACCTCGAGGAGATCCCGCCCGTGGCAACCTTCGTTCTCACCGAAGCGACCATCACGATCGGCACCGCGTGGACCGGCACCGCGCCCGGTCCCGGCAACCCGTCGGTGTCCGGCACGATCAACACCGGCACCGACTGGTCCGACCACATCGAACAGGTCGGGTTCGACATGGCCCGCGCCGCGATCGACTTCACCAACTTCGGCGACAAGGGCTACGTGAACAACAAGCCCGGCCTGCAGACCGTCGACCTGTCGATCCGGTTCCAGCAGGACACGGCGTCGAGCTCGGTCGATGCGACGTTCGGCGCCGGCGTGCTCGCCGGGACGCTGTACTACGTCGACATCAAGCCGACCAGCGCGTCGCGTGGCAGCACGAACCCGAGCTACGTCGGCGCGTTCTACATCGCCAGCTATCCGCCGTTCGGCGGCGCGGTCGGCGACAAGGCCGTCGTCGAGATCGGGTTCATGCAGGCCGGGAAGTACGCCCGTCTGACGTGATGCCGTCGACCGGGATCGAGATCGAAGGCGTACGCGAGTTCCACCGCGCCCTCGCGAAGTTCGACCCCGAGCTGAACCGGACGCTGAAAGTCGAGATGCGCACGGTGGCCGACACGGTCGCCGACACCGCCCGCGCGGCCGTGCCGTCGAAGTCGGGGCGGACCCGCGCGTCGGTGCGCGCCGGCGCCGACAACAAGGGCCCGTGGGTCGCGGGCGGCAAGCGTGCCGTCCCGCATTACGGGTGGCTCGACTTCGGGTCGCGCCGCCCGGTCACCGGGCAGCCGCGCAGCTACGGGCCGTGGTTCCGCTCGGGCGCCGGCCCGGCCCGCGGCCGGTTCATCTACCCGGCGATCGACCGGAACCGGGACACCATCCGAGACGCCGCGATCGCGGCGCTGAACAACGCCCGCGACGCCGCGGGACTAGGGGGAAGCTAGCCATGCTGTTCACGCTCACGTTCGACGTGACGTTCGCGAACGGTGGCCGCGAGACGGTCACCACCCGCCCGGCGACCGACGTCGCGTTCGAGCGGAAGTTCGAACGCACCCTCGCGTCGCTGTTCATGTCGGCGCCGCTGCCGAAAGACGGCGAGCAGCCCGACACCGCAGCGTTCGCGCGGTGGTTCGGCGACACGTTCCGGGCCGAGTGGACGTACTTCCTCGCGCACCACGCGTCGCGCACACCGCTGCCGTTCGACGAGTGGCTCGACACCGTGACGTCGATCGGGTGGAAGTTCGGCGGCGCGGTGGACCCTACCCAACCGGGTCCGTCGGCGAGCTGATCACCGTGCTCGCCCTCGAGACGCACATCGCACCGCACGTGCTCGAGGACACCGACCCCCGGTACTTGGCGACCATGTTCGCGGTGCTGTCCGAACGAGCGAAGGCGGCGAACCGTTGAGTGACACCACGGTCAAGGTTTCGTTCGTCGGCGACGCCGACAACTTGCGGAAGGCGTCGGCGGACGCGGGCGCCGCGGTCGAGGACGCCGCCGCGAAGGTGAAACGGTCGTCGGACGACATGGCCGGCGGGTTCGACGGTGTCCGCGACTCGGCGGACAACACCGAGCGGCGCGTCGTCGGGTTCCGCGACGCGTTGACCGGTACCGGCGACGTGATGAAAGGCCTGCGCGACGGCGACATGGTCACGCTCGCCACCGGCTTCGCCGATCTGGCGTCGTCGGTCGCGAACCTCGGCGCCGACATGCTCGAGTGGGGCAAGAAGGCGTTCGAGGCCGGGCAGCGTGTCGTGCAGGCGCACGCAGCGTCGGTCGCCGCCAAGGCGAAGGACATCGCGTCGACGGTCGCGCATCGCGCTGCGTCGATCGCCAGCACGATCGCGACGCAGGCGCAGGCCGCTGCACAGTGGGCGCTGAACGCCGCGATGAACGCGAACCCGGTGATGCTCGTCGTCCTCGCGATCGCCGCGCTGACCGCCGCGGTCGTCGTCGCGTACCGCGAGTCGGAGACGTTCCGGAACATCGTCGACGCGATCGGCCGGTTCCTCGCCGACACGTTCATGTCGGCCGTCGACGGCGCCCGCGCGGTGATCGGCCGCCTCGTCGACGGCGTCCAGGCGGCGGTCGCCGGCATCCGCACCGCCATGTCGGCGATCGGCGGCATCATCGACGGGTTCGTCGGGTTCTTCACCGCCCTCCCGGGGCGGGTCGTCAGCGCGGTCGGCGACATCGGCCGCACCCTGTGGAACGGCATCGAGGCCGGCCTCCGCGGCATCGTCACCGCGGCCGGGGCGATCGTCGACCTGTGGCTCGACATCTACGTGCGTCTCCCGCTGCGGGTCCTCGAAGCGATCGGCAACCTCGGCCTCACCATCTGGAACGCGATCGCCGGCGGCATGAGCGAGCTCGTCTCCGCGGTCGGTCGGATCATCGACGACGTCGTCGGGTTCGTGCGCGGCCTCCCCGGCCGCGCGGTCGACGCGATCGGGAACCTCGGGAACCTGCTGCTCGGCCACGGCCGCGCCATGATCCAGGGCCTGTGGGACGGCGTGACCGCCGTGTGGAACGAGCTGAACGGGTGGCTGTACAGCCTCGGGTCGCGCATCCTCGACGGCGTCGGGAACCTCGGCCGGCTCCTGTACGACGTCGGCCGCGCGATCTTCACGTCGCTGTGGGACGGCATGCGGTCCGTGTGGAACGACGTCACCGGGTGGCTCGGCGGGATCGGCGGCGCGATCAAGGACCTGAAGGGCCCGATCGAAGCCGACCGGGTGCTGCTCGAGCCCGAAGGCGCCGCCATCATGGAAGGCCTGCAGAACGGCATGCGGGCGAAGTGGATCGATGTCGAGTCGACGCTCGCCGCGATGTCCGACGAGCTCGTCACGAGCATGGACGGCGCGCACGGCATCGTCGAGATCCACGTCGAGTCGTGGGCGCAGACCCTCGCCGAGATCTACCAGGCCACCGCGACCGTGGTCGGGAACACCAGCGACCAGATCGTCGCGCACGCCGAACGGGTCACCGACGTGCTCGGCCAAGCCATGAGCATCGCGTCGCAGTTCGATTCGTCGACCGCGTTCGCGATCGGCTCCGCGGCCGACGCAGCGAACCAGGCGAAGCTGGCCCGCGAGAAGGAGAAGTACCCGGGCCGCGTCTACAACCCGATAACGAACACGTGGGACCTCCCGACCGAAGACGCGCCCGGGACGTACAACCCGGGCATCTTCGACTCGAACGTGCTCGGCGGCGGGTCGATCGTCGTGAACCAGACCGTGAACGTCGGCAGCGTGTCGTCGACCGGCGCCGCGGACTACACGGCGAACGCCGCCGCCGCCGGGCTGTCGCGCGAGCTCGCCGTGCTACTGAGGGGAGCCTGACGTGGGTTGGAACCCGTCCGCCCCCGACACGATCGGCCTCGAGTGGCACCCGACGATCCAGTCGGTGTCGCCGCTCACCACCGCGACCGACTGCGTCGCGTTCGTCGTCGACTCCACCGCGACCGAGACGATCGACGAAATCTACGTTCCGCACACGTGGACCGGCCCCACGGCGGGCTACGGGAAGCTGATCGTCGACGTCTACGACCTGTCCGACACCGGCGCCGGTGACACGCCGGCCACGACCCGCTACGCGCCGAACGAGGACAACGCGATCAGCAACCTCTACGCGCCCGCGCCCGGGTCGTGGGGGAGCACGCTGACGCTCGGCAACGGATACACGAAGATCGACGACGGCGCGTCGCACAGCGACGCCGACTGGCTGGCGTTCCCCGGCGGGTCGTACCTGCGCATGGCGTTCGGCACCGCAGCGTTCACCGGGCGGCCGACGTCGGTGTCGTTCGACGTGCGGGTGTTCGGCTACGCCGGCCAGAACGGCAAGCTGTACGTCGAGCTCTACAACGGCACGACGTACGTGCAGCGCCTCGGGACGATCACCCCTCCCGCGAACGGCGCCGACTGGCCGTCAGGGTTCGCGACGTATCGCATCGGCCCGTTCACCACGAACCCGCTGACCGGGCTGCCGTGGACGAGCTCGGACATCACGTCGTTCGACACCGGCACGAACCTGCTGGTGCAGCTGACCGGTCCTGTGTCGTCGACCGCTGTGTCGTGGCTGTCGATGATCGTCGAGTCCGGCACCGACAAGCGCGTCGCCACCGGGTCGACCGCGGTGCAGACGTCGCCGCCGACCGGCACCCAGACCGGGCTCGTCGTCACCCTCGCCGCGAACTGGTCGAAGGTGTCGGGCACCGACTATCTGCTCGTCGCGCGACGCATCGACGACCCCGCCGGCACCGCCCAGGCGTTGATCCCGCAGCCCGTGTACCTCGACGGCGACACCTCCCCGCACGGCCAAGGCGCCGCGTACTCGGCGACGATCGACTCGTCGGGGCTGCTGTCCGACATCGGCACCGCGGACGCCACGAAGACCGTGCCGTTCTGGCTGGCCCGCACCGACAACGCCATGTCGGCCGACTCGAACCCGTACCGGGCGATCGTTGCCGAAGGGGTGTCGGCGGCCGGGAACGTCTACCAGGACCTCGTCGACGCCGCCGGCGCGCTCGCCTACAAACGGGTCGTCGCGTACCTCGCGGTGCGGCCGACAGCGCTGCCCGACGCGTCGATCACGGTGGTGGTGAAGCGCACATCGGACAACGTGCAGATGGGCGGCTCGGCGACGCTCTCGGTCGCCGACCTGTCCGACGCGTCGAAGGCGACGCTGGTGCGCACGACCACGATCGGCGGCGTGTCGCTCGCCGTGTACCGCGTCGAGGTGAACCTGTCGTCGTCCGCGACGCTCGCCACCGCCACCGAGTACTACCTGCAGTGGTCGTCGCCGGCGTCGGGCGCGACGCCGTGGTATGCGCTCTATCTCGACGGCACCGCGTCGCACGCGTTGACCGGTGACGTCACCTACGGCGGGTCCGGCGTCGTCGGATGGTTCGACAACTCGACGAACGACGAACGCATCACGTACATGCAGACGTTCGGGTCGGTGCCCGCAGCACCGTCATCGATCACCGTGACGAAGACGACGACCACGATCAACGGCGCGCAACTCGACTACGCGGCGATCTCGTGGGTGTCGGCCGGGTCGCTCGGCGCCGACTTCTACCGGTGGGAGCTCGAACGGTCCGAGGACGGCGGCACCACGTGGGACCAGATCGCGACGATCAGCACCGAAGCGACGGTGACGTTCGACAACTACACGTCGATCCGTGACGTCGCGGTCAAGTACCGGGTGCGGGTCGTGCGCGCCGACCTCGCGCCGTCGGACTGGACGACCCAGTCAGGCACGATCACCCCGGCGTCGTACCCGGGATCGTGGGCGCTGTTCACCACCGACGCCGACCCGTCGCTGACCGTCGGCTACACCCCCGACGGCACGCTGCTCGTCCCCGAGTTCCTGTCGGCCGAC